ATGATCACGTCAGGATCAGCTTTGGTTACAACTCTGTAATCTCTTTCATCATCGTCCCAGACATAAAGTTCAGTCATCTCGACTGTCTCTTCTGCCACTTCCGCTTTGTAGCGGTTACCACCTGACAAGTCTAGATTGACGTTACCGTAAATGGTGGGGTTGGATTGGGAAATGATGATGCGTTCTAGGCCGTTTGCAATTTCAGTTCTCTCGTGTGGCATAGACCCAACACGAGCAACAATGGCCTCCCTGTTGGGATGCGAGTAGAGGCGGGCATACAAGTCACTCTTGGTGATGTAGTATTTTTGAATGATGGCCTCTTGCCTGTCTGCGTAAGTCAAGTCTTCACGCAAGACTCCCATCGTAGACGGTTCAACCATGTAAGGCTGAACAGTGCCATTCATCATGACCAGTTTGACAAAAGTTGTACCGTAGGCAAGTGACCAAGTGACCGCAGAAGAAAATACTTGATCAGCGTTGGTATTTAGCCACTCATCGTTGAGTGCTTTTGTCAGGACTGGAACTTTGTGATGTTCGCCTGGGGGGACAGATGCCCCCAGATTGATGCTGAACCTCGTAGTCTCGGCTGAATATAAAAACGAGGTGAGTTGATCAATGTGGGGGAAAATTTTATTGTACAGAGCTGGGGCTTCGTCAGGCCCGTTACCAAAAAGATACCAATTGCGCAGACCCGCATAGTCAACCTTGCGGGCGTTTAAAGACACCTCACACTTGTAGATGACTTCACGGAAAAAGATTTCTCTCTCTAGCGCATTCTTGGGTATCTTCATGTTTTAACTTTCAAACCCTCATGGTCTACCATTGTGCCTGGACCAGCTTTGGGGGGCGTAAATGTACCTATGTCTTTGGGCATGATGCTCACAGACTCATCTCTTACAGACTTAAATTGCCCACCCATAACGGACTTGAGGTTGATATTACCACCATTCCCCCATAGAACGCTATCCCCTGGACGTGCCTCTTTGGGTTGCATACCCGCAATTTTCTCGTTGGTGGTCTTGATTGCCTCTGTAGCCTCTGCAAATTGCTTGTCAGAGAGCTTATTTTTGCGTTTTAGGTAACCAGTTTGGTGTTCACCTTCTTTTGTGGACTTGATGTCCGTCATATCAAACTCTAAAGCCAATTGTTTGACGTTTTTGTCCGTTTTCTTGGTATTTGCGGACACAAGACCCACTGGTTGAAGAAAAACGACCGATAACTCGGCATTACAGCCTTTCATCGGGCATTTTGGCTCCCAAGCCTCAAAAATACCGTGAGATTGACAAAAATAGTCTTTTAACACTGCCATATTACCCCCTTATGTTAAGTTTTAGACAAAATATTGTTCATTTGACTGTAGTCATGCCTATTTCTAGGCCCCAATACTACTTTGGGTTGCCCGCTGGACATATCAATCTTCATGTGTGGAAAGAATGGAGTCTTTGGGTCTTTCTTGAATTCTACAAATCGGGTTTGATCTCTGCGCTGCATGACCCTTACACCGCCCTCTTTCCAGACCTTGTAAGCCTTGTTGACCCGCTTTTGGATGTATTCAGTGAGTGGTTGTTTGTCATAGATGAACACATCGTAAAAATGTTCCATGTTCACCCCCGCTAATTCGGCAAACAACTTGATAGAAATGCCCCGATCCTTGTCTAGGTAGAACCGTTTCATCTCAATCTTGAGCTGATCTTTACTGAGTGGTTGCATTCTTGCCTCCGTATACCCCAATCATCTTGAGATAGTTACTCACATTTTTACCCACAGCGATCTGTTCGGGGGTGTATTCATCTTGTTTGGTGGACATGGCCTTTGTCAAGCGTTGTGCAATGAGTCTAGGCTGGACTTGTTCAGCCCATGCAATGGTTGCTAAAGCAGATGCAATCACTCTATCGTCTTTGCCACGGCCTGGTGCGCCAATGAACCCGTCTTCACGAACAATGCCTTTCATTTCTTCTAAGGTGTCCATGCTGTAGATGCCCATCATGCCCCTCTCAAAGTAATCTTTCATGTAAGAAAGCATCCGTTCTTTAGAAGAACTGGTGGTCACAAATCCGATGGAACTAGAGAGGCCACCCATGTTGTCTAGTCTGCGCCAGATGTAGTTGGACATACTTCCCAGCACGTCCATCAAACCCCGACCAGCCCCGCCTTCCATGGCGGCTGCTAGGCGTTTAAGGTTGCGCAGTTCGTTGATGACTGCCTGACCTGGGCCGTTGACCTCTAGGTTAAGCGTACTATTCTTGTAGGCCCCCGCCAAGTGGGCAATGACCCATGCAAATTGGTAGGTGTTGAGTTCGCTGGTTGCAAACTCTGCGACCTGGTCAAGACCATCAGCATAGACTCGATACACCTGGATGCAGAATCGGTCTGCCCAATCTGAACTTCCGTAAGCTGGGTCTGCACCAATAACGTAGTAGGCGGTGTCAACGGGCTGTTGCCAGATTCGCAAAGTGGCGAGTCTGTCTGTACTTTTGAGGACTTCTGTATCCTGGAAGAGTTGACCAAAAGCATACCTGTAACATTCATAATCCAGTCCTTTTGCATATTTAGCTGCATCTGTGCACCGTGAGTTTGAAAAGAAAGAAGTACCCGTCATTACAAAAGCGTAATCCTCGGTGGGTGGAAACTCTTGGTACATCAAGGTTTCGTCCTTGATGCCCTCGTACATCTTCCATCTCCACCAAGCCATTTGCCGAGAGTTGATTTCAACCCCGTATAGTTTTTTGATTTCCTTGACCCATTCCTTTTCTTCAGGCTTGAGTTTGCCGTCCCAGTAAACTTTGTATTCTTTGGACTCAGCGTCTACAGAGTAATACTCGTTTCTCCACCAGCCACAGAAGATAGCCCGTTGTGTACGGGCTTTCTTGGCGGTCTTGTACATATCATGGAACATATTGAATCCTTGGGCGGTGGATTCAAACATATAGAGTCGTTCAGGGTTCTTCTCAGCTAGTGAGGCAATCAGCGAGGCAAGTCCTTCTTCGTTACCCCAACTGGCGGTTTCAGTACCGTGAAGATAAGTGATGGCCTTACCTTGGCCCAAGCGAGACTTATTACCAGCGATTTGATAAAAAATCCTTGACCTGTTTTTAAGGACCATTTGATTTCTATTGTGCGCCACCAAGGGTATCTTGTACTCTTTGGGCAAGCCATCAATGTACATTCCAAGCGTAGACCTAAACATATCTCTGTTTTCTTCAGTGTCTGCCACAAGGGTTCCTTGCCACCCAGGATGCGTGAACTGCCAATAAAGATCAAGGGCCAGCGACACCGTTGTGATGCCGAGTTGACGTCCTTTAAGAATAACAAAGAAATGGACATCTTGTTCTAGCCCCTTCTGTATCTCTTCCATCACATACGTTTGAGTGCCCAGAAGTCGGCCCATCTTTTTGAGGCCCTCTTCCTTTGTCTCAATCTTCAGTTCTGCACAGAACTTGTAGAACTGTTGTAGGTTGAATTTCATAGAGGCGTTCTGCAAGGTTTCATGTTCTCAGGCTTGAATACGCCTGTGCGTATACCCTTACAGACGTTGTAAAACAGCTCTGCGTTCTGTGGCATTCGTCCTTGGTACAAATGGAACACACCTCCTTCAAAGTGCGTTCCTATGCCGTACTGACCGTAAGTGTGCAAGTTCCATGGACCTTCATCAGGGTCTTTGAAGTAATGGGTTGGGTAGAGTGTTTTGTATTTGACCTTGTATATCTCGGCTGCATAGCTGACGTTTTCGCCCACATCGCAGTTCTCGTTCTCAGCAAAGCTGGGTCTGCCCATGTCATCCCAGATGTCTCTGTGGATGGCAAAGAATGCGGGGGCTGCATAGATGTGCGAATAAGGAGCAATGTGATTGCTCACCTGTGCAATGCCCACCATGCTTTTGTTGTGTAAGGCATAAGCAATGGCTTTGTCCACAATCTCTTTGTTCATAGGTACACAGTCAATATCCAAGAACAACTTTACTTCTGCCATGCTGGACATCATGATGTTGTCCATCCAAATGCCGTGAGGTATCTCTTGCTCTGTGTAGTTGACTTTGATACCCAGATGTTCACAGGTGGCTTTGTGTGCGTTCACAATTTTGGAATCCACACTGGGCCAGTGTAAACAGTGAATTTGAGGTTGCATCATCGGGGTATCGTCCTTGCTAGTTTGTAAATGTCAACAGAATCTTGTGTTTGAAAAATAATCTGAGAATCCTTGGGGGGCTGTTCACCAAAGTCTTTGTAATGCTGTGTCACCCTCGTTGAGTAGTTGACAGTGGGTTTGAGTGACCTGGCAATACGAGGATTGTGGTTATTGACGTGTGCCCACATATGCCTGTCACCCAGTGCACAATCAGCTTGTGACTTAAAAAGCCAATTTCTTAGCAAATGAAATGTGGGTTTTGTAAACAGGTAACAGTTGGTGTCGTTAAAGGCATACCCGTCTGATTCCTTGTCCACACACATGAAAGTCCCGTTTTCACGGAACAAGTTACGAGGACAGGTGACGATCTCAGTGCCACTCTCGTTCAACACCCCAACCATGTACTCCACATGATCAGGTTCATACCAGCAATCGGCATCTAAAAAACAAATGGCATCGTAGCCTAGACCAGATGCAACAGCTGCGCCAATGCCTCTAGGAGTGTCTCCAAAGTCTCCAGCGTTTGGTAAGCGTATGTGAGTAACTCTTGCGAATCCATCTAAGCCCTCATAAGGTTCCCCGTCCGACACCATAAAATGGTGCACTTCCTTGTAAGTTTGTTTGGCAACGCTTGCTATACACTGCCTCAACGTCTCTTCACTCTCCGTGTAGTACGGAGTCACTACTGCTACCCTCATGGTTTACCCATCCTTTCGTTATCCCAAGCTGCTATCTCACTTCTGACTTGTTTGTTCCTGGCACAGTTCAACAACTCTTGGTAGAAGATTTCTGAATACTTGGTCTTCCACTCCTGTGCCAACTTCCTTTTACTCGGCTTGCTAATGGACTGTATGGCCTTTTGCATTTCCCATTTCAGACGTAGCCGAGATTTGTATAACTGCTCTTGCGTATCCTTCTTTGTATCCATGTTCCATTGCCTCTTGATTCGTAAACTCCCTGACTGCATCTGCGACCATCAAACGAATCCACAGCTCCCTACACAGGGTTCTGAGTTCGTCTTCAGTGGACCACAGCAAATCAGTCATTCATTACTTTCATAAAGCCTAACATCGTCCTACAAGCCTCTGCCACATCTTGCATTTCTGGCACAGACTCCACATCATTCAATATGTCTTTTAGTCTCAAGGATATGTAATGATCAAAAACATCCATTGCCAACGAGTGGTGATCAAACTCCAACTTCATGACACCCTCCAAACGTGCAGCACATCCCCATTCGCCTTACTCTGGAACTTGTACCCCAACCTCTTACCAGCCCTGTAGTTGGCGTTGTACACCTTCGCCCTGTACTCTATAGGCACAACAAAGCTATCCCCTACTTCCATGTCCTCATACGGATACGCAAACACCACTCTAGGTGTTGGCATCTCTACATCTCTCTTTATCTCTAATGTCTGCATATCATCCCCTCTACATATAACCTGTACTATATAGATAAAAAAAGGGCTACGCAAGTGGTAGCCCAAAGTCTTGAAGAAAAAGGAAAAAGTAGCAACTGCAATCGCTACGGAAACATTATAGCAAAAACTTAATTTCATCTCCAACGCTACGCATTGTCGGAAAACAATAGGTTTTGGGAAAACCTATATTTTTTTTGGGGTGGGCGAGAAGTGGGGATCACTCACATCAGACCTCAAGTCCCCATCGAGTAACCGCAGCACTCTGTCGCTAGGTGTTGATCATGCAATTGGTGTCCATCTCCATAGTCTATTTGAGACAACGAGCATTATGTTAACTTTAATACATAGCTAACATGACAACACTTTCTGACCCCATTTATTG